CCCTCGCCAAACACACAAAGCTAACTGATGGATACTCTGAAACAGTTACCGTCGGAACATGGACTGAGTCAGAAATCGCAGATACTTGGGGAACTGACAACTAAGTGATATGCTCTCCTCATGCCTTACACACCGCATGAGCATCAACTAAAACTTCACAAGTCAAAAGCTAAAGTGAAGTGGAACCAAACTGGTCGAAGAGGCGGAAAAACACGCTCCGCCCTTGAAGAAGACTTAGCAATTATCGAGTCTCTTTCCCACAAATATGTCCAGTTTCCGGGACAAGAAGGCCAAACTGCTGAAGAAGCAAGACTCGTTCCTGCTATCCACGTATGGACTGTCGCACCCACCAAAGCACAGATGTATCAGGTCTGGAACGAAATGCAAGCGTTCATACCAGAACACTTAGTGTCAAAGACAAATCCCTACAGAGAAAACAAATTGGGCGGTGGTAGAGGCTCTGGATTCAAAGAAGACGCTCTGCACGTATGGTTGGTATTCAGGGACAAGAACGGAAGATGGCTCCAAGGAAAAGACGGTAAGCCACGACCAAGACCTATTGTCTTCTGGGAACTCAAGTCCGCAGACAACCCCGAATCACTGCAGTCTGTAGGACTCGACTTCTTACACATCACCGAAGCACAGGAAATAGACGAACGTGGATGGAACAAACTTAGACCAACATTGTCATCGCCCGGTCGCGCTGGACGCGCTCTCGTCGAAGGAATACCGCCTATTTCTCCGTCGCATTGGTTCGCTAGAAATTTCAAAAGAGCGAAAGAAAAGCCTAGCACACGCCGTGAAGCATTCTCTTGGACGGCATTTGATAACCCACTCCTGACAGACGAACAAAAAGAAGAAATCATGGACGATAAAGAAACCATGATGGAAGACGACTGGAACCGCCTGTATATGGCTATTCAGCCTGAAGGTGCTGGAGCGTTCTTCCGAAAAGTCGATAAAGCTGCACGAGCAAAAGAACTGTACCAGCCAGCAGCAGGTCAACAATACGTTGCAGGACTCGACCTTGGTCGTAGCAATGACGCTACCGTGCTAATAATCAAAAACCGAAAGACCAGAGAGTCCGTCTCAGCAACTGAATTACTCAAAACAGACTGGTTAGTTCAGATGGAAACCATCAAAAGCGAAGCGCGAAGGTGGAATCTCAAACAAATTGTTATGGACTCCACCGGACTTGGTGGTCAATTCGCTCGTGACATCATGTACAACGAAATGCTGACTGAAGGAATCCCTGTCGTCGCTTTCAACTTCACACCTGTAGCAAAATATCACGACCTGTATCTGCCTTATCGTGTTGCCCTTGAACACCAAGAAGTAAGTTTCCCAGCCGAATGGGGCAAGTTAACTTCACAGCTAATGGATACTACCCACAAGGAAACCGCGAATCGTGGACACGTCTTTGGAACTTCGTCTGGAGGACACGATGATTGGGCAGATGCAGAGGTTTTGGCATTGTACGGATGTGACCCAATAGAGTATGCTCAGAGTACGCGACCTGCTCGGAGCACAGAAGGCATGGAGCCGCTAAGGCCAAATTACATTCCGAAAAGGCGACGTGGGAAATTAAGTTTGATCGAGATGACACGGAGTTCGCGTCATCGTGATTTCAATGAGCAAATAGACGCTCTTCTGGAAGAAGAGAAAGCAGGGCTTAATGTCTAAAGCAAGAGATGCAGCTATAGCGAAACGGTTCGGGTTTCCTAAAGCAAGAAGGCTGTCTAGAGAAAAACAAGACGAATTTGAAGCAGGGCTTCCCCCACGAGCAAAAACGCTATTTCAAGCAATACGTGTATCAAAACCAAAGAAAACTAAAAAAGCGAAGAAGTAAATGGTCTCACCTGCCGTTTCATCTGCCAGCATGGCAGTTCCTCCAATGCAAGAAAATGTTGATGACACGATTCGATTAGAACGTGCCAATCCACAGGACGAACCAAATATCACTCAGCAATGGGTAGAAGGCATGATGTCTCAAGGACGTATGCGATTTGGGAAGTTCTGGAAAAAATGTCGTAATGTCGATACATTCGTGAAGGGAGAATTCGATTTCCCTATCACGGAAAACGGGACGAAAGTCCGTCTTGGTACTGCACACTCAGTAGTCAAAACACTTACCGATCACATTACTCCACCTTTCGTAGATATTACTGTTCCGCCACCCGGTCCAAGAGGTCAGGCAAGAGCGGAAAAGATTGAGAAGTTCCTGCGTGGCTCGAACCACCGACTGGAACAGGAAACTCCCACTAGAAGAATTATCAACTTTCATACTGCAAGCTATGGAATTGCATGGGAGAAAACAGAATTTATTGGCGCGCGTTGGTCAGACTTCCCTGAACCACCTGAAGATTCCGGCGACTTAGAGCGTTATAAAAAAGACCTTGAAGAAGCAA